GCTGGTCGCCGGCATGGCCGCGCTCGCCGGCGCGGGTTTTGTGCTCGACGCGGCGGCGCGGCCGCCCGACATTACGGTGACGGTGACGCTTGAATTGAACCTGGACCTCGCGCCGGTTATTCTCGATTATCCGGACGAGCGGGGCGAGCTGGAGCTGGTGCTCACGCTCGATCCGGTTTTGATGGAGGCGATCATCCCGGCGGTCAGGCGCATCACGGTCCCGCGCGGCGATTCGCGGATCATCCGCGTGCCGGTGGTCAACCGCGACGGCACGGCGGCAGTGTTGACGGGCGCGAGCGCGCAATGGGCGCTGGCACCTAACGCGCGCACGCCGGAATCCGGGCTGTTGATTCGCAAGACGGTCGGCGCTGGTATCACGATCACGAGCAACAACGTAGACGTTGAACTCGACGCGGCCGACACGAGCGCACGGACTCCCGGCAATTATTACCACGAATTGAAACTCGAATTGCCCGATGGGCGGCGGGCTACGGTTATGACCGGGGTGTTCGTCATCGCGCCGGCTTTGTCGATGGCGGCATGATTGAGGTCTTGACCGGAGTGCTCTTGCTCGCGGCCGTGCTTGCGATGGCGTGGCCGCTGCGGGCGCGCTCCGGCAACGACAGCGCAACCCCGCTCGGAGAATAAGCCACGATTTTGCCATATACGAATCACGCTTCGCATTTGACGCTTCCGGACTTCCGGCCCTATGGTCGGCGCGACCGCTGTTTCACGTGAAACAGTATGGGACCTCGAAATGGCTTTGCCGCGATTCCTGCGTCGGTCAGCTTCACCACCAGCACAGGTCAGGCCCGGTCCGCGCGCGACTTTCCTTCGCGGGCTGAATACGCCGTTCATGTTCGGCTGGGCGGCCGCCATGCGGGAGCCGGCGGACGAGTACCGCGAGGCTTGGACGCAAGGCACCAGCCGGGCCATCGACGCGCTGCACAATAGCGGCTGGCTGGCCGGCGGCGTCGCCCAGGCGACGGCGCAGATGGTCGGGCCGATGATGGCGCTCAATGCGCGGCCGGACCCGACGCTCTTGGGTGGCGCGTTCCCGGCGTCGCAATGGGCACGCGGCGTCGAGAAGCGGTTTTCAGCGTGGGCCCGTAATCCCTACTCGTGCGACCTCACGGCGCGACAGAACCTCGGGCAGTTGTGCGCGCAAGCGGTCAAGGGCTGGTTCGGCACCGGCGAGATCGCCGGGCTGGTGCGCTATCGCAAGCGCGAGGGCAACACCCACGGCACCAAGATTCAGTTGATCCCGTCATCGCGGATTCCGCAGCAGGCGAAAGCGCCGAACACGCACCAGGGCGTGCTGCTCGACCGCGACGGCTACCCGACCGCCTATGCCATCGAGAACTACGACCCCACCAAGCCCGGGCTGATCGAGGAGAAAGTCGTCCAGGCGCGCGACCGCTGGGGACGGCTGGTGGTGATCCATGTGCACGACTCGCCGGCGACGGTGGTGCGCGGGCTAACCGTCATGATGCCGGTCCTGCAAGTGCTCCGGCAATATGACCAGCTCACCAACGCCACGCTGACCGCCGCGCTGGTGCAAGCACTCTTTGCGGCGACGGTTCAAAGCGACGCGCCGACCGACGAAGTGTTGAAGATGCTGCAAACCGAGGACGAGCAAACCGAACAGATCACCAGCGGCGGGTTTGACGCCTTCATGGCGGCGCGCGCCGAATGGTACGCCTCGACCAAGATCGACCTGGGACAGGCCGGCAAGATCGTGCACATGTTCCCGAACGAGAAGCTAAGCTTTTTGCGCAGCGAGCACCCGAACGAGAACTTCAAGCCGGCGGCAAAACTCTTGCTGTTGGAGATCGCGCGCTGCCTCGGGATCACCTACGAGCAACTGACCGGCGACCGCGAGGGCGCGACCTATTCGAGCGAACGGATGGGCGGCGGCGAGAACTGGCTGCTGATAAGCGAACGCCGGCAGAATGTCCCGGCGCGACTGATGCAGATTGCGTACGAAAGTTGGCTGGAGGAGGACATTGAGCTGGGCGGCACGCCGTTCCCGGGCGGCATCGACGGCTTCTATGCCAACCGCGACCGCGCCTGCCTTGCCGACTGGCGCGGACCTCCGAAGCCGACCGCCGACGACTTGAAGACGTCGAAGGCGAACGAGACCAAGCTTAAAAACCGGATTATTACCCGGGAAATGTGGTGCGCGGAGGAGGGCGTGGACTGGGAGGACGTTGACGACCAGCTCTTGCAAGAGCAGGAAAACGGTCCGCGCATCGGGCTCAACCCGCCTCCGGCACCGACGCCGCAACCCGGGCGACCGCAAGGCGGCGGCGGCGGCGCGATCTCTGAGGGCGAAGAAGGCGACGAGGACGAGGACAAGGACGAGCGCAATGGCAACCGTTGACTGGACCGACCCTTGCGCGCGCGCCGAAACGCTGCGGCAGGCGTATTATCGGCTGCTCTCCGGCTCGCAGGAAGCGAGCGTAAACTACAGCGGCAACGGAGTGACGCGCGAGACGCGCTACGTCGCCACCGATCTGTCGGTGCTGATAAGCGAAATACGCAAGGCCGAGGAGGAGTGTGCGCTGTTGCAAGAACAGCCGGCTCCGCGCAAACGCTATGCGATTCAGGCCGGGGCGCGGAGGTCGATCTCGTGAACCAGCTTCGCTTTGCGAACCTGATGGCGCGGGTACTCAATGTCCCGCTGCTCGCGCATCCGACCAAGGCGCTGATCTTCTACAACGCGCTGGCCGGGCGCTTCGGGACTGCGCCGCTGGTGATCGGACCGGACGCGCTGCCGGATTATCCCCAGGTGTCGGCGTTGCGGCGCGGCGAGCGGGAGATCACGCCGGAAATCGCCAATCTGGAACCCGCACCTCGGACATTCGTGCGAAGCGAACGGCTGGCTCCGGGCGCGTCGCGCTTTGTCGGAAGCTGGCCGAAATCCGAGGACGACTCGGGCCGGGTCGAGCCGTTCCGGCTGACCCGTGAGGGCGTCGGCGTGATCACGGTGACCGGATCACTGGTGAACCGAGGCGCGTGGGTCGGGAGCTACAGCGGCGAGACCAGCTACGAGGGCATCAAGTATCAGATCGCGCGCGCCGGCAATGATTCGCGCGTCAAATCGGTCATCCTCGACATGGAAACCCCGGGCGGCGAAGCGGTCGGCGCATTCGAGACGGCGGCGGCCGTGCGCGCGGTGGCGGAGAACAAGCCGGTGGTGGCCGTGGTCAACGGCATGGCGGCGTCTGCCGGCTATGCCATAGCGTCCGGCGCGTCGAGCATCGTGGCGTCGCAGACCGGAATCACCGGTTCAATCGGCGTGGTCATGCTCCATCTGGACTATTCGGCGGCGCTGGAAAAGGAAGGCATCGCGCCGACTCTGATCTTCGCCGGAGCGCGAAAGGTGGACGGCAATCCGTTCGAATCGCTGACCGACGCGGTGAAAGAGGATTTGCAAGCCGAGGTCACTCAGTTTTATGATCTATTCGTAGAGACCGTGGCGCAGGGGCGCGGGCGGCGCACGCCGGCAAAGGTCGCACGCGAGACCGAGGCGCGCACGTATATCGGCCGGCAGGCGGTGGATGCCCGCCTCGCCGACGACACCGGATCGTTCGAGGACGTGCTGTCCGAATTGACTCGGCGCTCGCAGCGGGCGTCGGGCGGCAGTGGCAAGAGGAGCGCCAAGATGGAATTGAACCTGGACGAGGCACAGATCGCCGAGGCGCAGCTCGAAGCGGCGCGCCAGCAAGGCCATGCGGCCGGCTTGCAGGAGGGTCGCAGCGCGGGCGCGCAGGCGGAACGGGAGCGGCTGCTCGCCGTGCTCAATCATGCCGACACCGCCGGGCGCGAGCGGTTCGCAATCCAGCTTGCGCTCGAGGCTCCGGCCATGACAGCGGACGGCGTGGTCCGCATGTGCCAGCAAGTGCCGAAGGCGTCGGGTGCGGCTCCGGCGGTGCCCTCTGTCGCGACGCGCGAGCGGGAGACCGGCGCGGACCAGATCACCGGCACAGCCGGCCGAGGTCCAGACGGCGGCAATGCGCCGGCCGGCGCGTCCAGTTGGGACTCGTCGGTGGATCAGACCAACCGCCGCACGAACCAGCTCAATCCACGCGCTGCGCATCTGCTGCGGAACTAAGCCGGCGCTCGGCCGTCACGGAGGACAACGCACATGGCCCTTGCTCCCATCACCATCAACCCGATTGGCACCGCGCGCTTCCTGGTCAGTGAGGCGAACGGGTATCAAAGCCGGGAGGAGATCACCATCGCCTCGGGCGCTGGCATCCTGCAGCCGGGCCACATTCTCGGGCGCATCACGGCGAGCGGCAAGTACGTGGGCATGCTCCCGGCTGCGGTTGACGGGTCGCAGACGGCGGCGGGAATCCTGTACGAATACGTTGACGCCACCAGCGCCGACGTAAAGCGGACCATTATCGCGCGCATGGCGGAGGTCCAAAAGGCGGAGTTGGCGTTCTCGGGCACGCCGACACAGCCGCAAAAGGACGCCGCCTATGCGTCTCTTGCGACCAAAGACATCATGTTCCGCTAAGGGGCTGATGAGGCCGGGTGTAGGAAAGGGCAACGACGATGTTGATGGACCTGTGGAACACGGCCTCGTTTCGAGCAATCGAAATCACGGCGGCGTTCGAGCGGCTGCAATATGTCCCGGCGATGCTCGGGCAATTCGGCGAACGGTTGTTCCCGACGCGCCCGGTCTGGACTCGGGACGTGGCGGTGCATAAGCGCGACAATGTGCTGGCCATCATCCCGACCTCGCCCATCGGCGCACCGCCGGTCGAGTTGGAAGTCCCACCGTCCGATATCCGGCCGTTCCGGACCCGGCGCATCGCCAAGGGCTCGACGGTCTATGCCGAGGAGCTGCAAGGGATACTGCGGGCTCCGCAGTTCCAAGCGGTGCAAGGGCTACAGGCGGAGGTCGCCCGGCGCGGCGCGATCATTCGCGGCGACGTAGAATTGACCAACGAGCACATGCGGCTGGGCGCGATCATCGGGCAGGTGCTCGATGCGGACGGGACCACCGTGCTCGACGACTGGTTCACAAATTGGGGAATCTCCGCGCCGACCGCGATCAATTTCGAATTGACCGTTGCCACCACCAACGTCCGGCTCAAATGCGAGCAGGTGCGGCGGGCAATGAAGCTGGCGGCCAAGGGCGGATGGACCGAGGGCGTGACGGAAGTTCATGCGCTCTGCGGCTGGACTTTCTACTCGCTGCTGACCAGCCACCCGAATGTCGAGCGGCTGTATCTGAACTGGCAGGCGGCACGCGATCTGTCGGCGGCGCTGACCGACGATTTCACCTTCGGCGGCATCACATTCCACAACTATCGCGGCACCGACGACGGCACGACGCTGACAGTGCCCGACAACGCCGCGCGCTTCTTCCCGGTCGGCGGCAACGACGTGTTCCAGCGGGTGCTCGGGCCGGGCGAGTTCGACCCGTTCGTGAACCAGCCGGGCCGCGAGATCATCGGCATCACGATTCCCGACCGCGACCGGGGTGCGTGGCTGCGGACGGAGGGCTACCAATATCCTCTGTACGTCTGCCTGCGTCCGGAAATGTTGCAGCGCGGCGTCTCCTCGTAATGACGTGTCCGCGTTCGATGAAATGGACGCGAGGGTCGCGGCTGCGGTAGGCCGCCTCCTGCACGAGCCGGTCATCTGGCGGCCGATGACCGCTCCCGGCGGCGGCGTCTATGTCCGCACACCGCCGACGCCTGACCCCGACCGGATTGTTCGCGGGCTGGACGAGCCGCTGTATGCGGTGATCTCCTGGAACATGGGCACCGCGCCGGTCGGGCCGGCTCCCGGCGGCGGCGTCGTCGGCACCGCCAAGCT